CGGTAAGTCTCAGTCTTGTTGATCTGCTGAGCAGTAGCAACACTAGAGTCATGACCTGCAACAATAACACCGTAGTTGGTGTTTTGGTTAGCAGTACCAGCCGTAGCTGAACCTGTACCTACTTTAGGCAAGTTGTTAGAAACATATACACGGAAACCATGCAAGTTGTCCAACATCAAACCATTACGTAGTCCACCTGACTGTCCCCAGTCCATGTTCAATAGACGAGAATCTTCGTCAGCTAGGATTTCTTGGAATACAGAATCCACAACCAACCAACGACCTTGCTTATCAACATTGTTCTGATCCATCAAACGAGCCATACGAGCTACCATTTGCAACGGAGTTGCAGTAGCAGTAGCAACAGAAGTTGCGCCAGCTAAACGAGCAGCTAGTGGGATAGAGTGATCTCCAGCAGAACTAGTAGTAATGTTACCAAAGCTACTTTTGATTAGCTTGTTAGCTGTAAGTAGTTCATCACTACCAGCAGAAGCAACAGCCTTAGTACCAGATACTACGTTGTTAACAGCACCTGCATTAGCATGTAGCGCAGATTGCTTGTAACCAGACAAGTAACCCAAGATTTCTTGGTCATACTGGTCAGCCAAACGATAGGCCGCACGATTACTAGCCATACTTAGCCAGTTGATGTGGGTCTGTTGCTCTTCAATGTCATCCAGTTTAAATGCAAAGTAGTTAGACTTGTCTACAGTTAAAGTGAAATCAACGTCAGTTAAATCCTGAGTAGCGATAGCAGTACCACGGGTGTATGCTAAGACACTAATTTCAGGCTCTTTAATAATACGTACAGAATCACCAGCGTTGGCAATCTCACCAAAGTAATCACTGTTAGTGATCGCTTCGCAGACTGCTGACTTACGAAATTCCATCTGTACTTGTTTGCTATAAATTACAGGTGAAAAATTACCTGAGTTTAAGTTGGTATAACCACTCGCTTTTGCAAAAGCCATGATATACACTCCTATATAAATTAGTATGGAGCTATTACAATATCATAGAGGCTGTCGTTAAAGGGTGCAGGATACTTAAGTTGATCGACTTAGTGTAACACTGGGCCTTGTCTGAGCAGGTTTGTCTACTTACTATTGTGATTGCTTATATGTTACACAAGGATTTGCAGAACATATTTTGTTACTTAGTGTAGGGTAGCCAACTGGAGCCTACTCCTCTGTAACGTACTAATGTAACCAGAGGATCAGTCCAGTTACACTAGTGGGTTAAAATACAGTTATACTGATTTTTAGTTAAATGTCAAGCATTATTTTAATTAAATTATGATTAACGTGCCTTACCAGATACATCGTATATAAAGTTACCACTACGCATTGCCTTAGCAATAGCATCTTGATTCTCTTCATACGTGTTTATAGTCATGGCAGCTACGTCAGACTCAAGGAATTGCTGCTCTCCTGAACCTTCTGTAGGAGAAGAACCACCACGGGAACTTACTTCCTGTGCAGCACCACGGCTGTTGCCCTTCTTTGCTTTATTCTTCTTAGTAATACCAGCATCTAACTTATACAAGTCAATTGCTCTGGCAGCACTAGTAGCATCAGCCTCATTGTGATACAAAGAATCCTGTACCCACTTTGGCTGTGAATCTACCCAATCATGAAACTCGTCTTGTTCACGGATCTCTTCAAAGTCTGGGTGGATCTGTAGTAACTTAGCTTCTGCTTTCCCTTTGTTTGCACTGAGTTGTAGATCGTCAATCTCTTTCATTCGACTGGATAGAGTTTCGTTCTGATCCTTAGCTGCCTTCAATGCCATTGTCTGCATGATGTTGGCTACCTGAGGATACTTACTTGCCCAATCTGCTATCTCTTCTTCTGTGCTAGGTAATTCCATATCACCTGTTGATGTAGATTTAAGTTCAGACTTTAATGACTTTATCTGTTCTTCAAAGTCACTCTTCTGTTCCTGCTGATGCCTACGTAAATCTCCATACCGCTTCTTGAAAGATCGCTCTTCTGCTGTATCAGGAGTTTCATTGTCAGCCTTCTCTTCAGAGGACATATCTTGCTGTGCTTTCATATCTGCTAACTCAGCTTCATCGTCATCCATACGTTGTTGCTTAGTGTTAACTCGCATGAATCCTTTTACTTCTTGCTTCTTTGCTGCTTGCATTGTTTCCATGATTTACTCTCTTGTTGGGGCTAACAGTGGGGAAGGTACAGTATTGTACCCCCCGATCTTAGGTAGCCAATAAAGGGTATTAAGTGCGTTTCGCTGCCAAAGCTCCCTTTTTAGCTTGTGCTTTCTGTTTTGATTTCTTCTTAGCTGCTATTCCTGATGTAGGATCTTTTCTCATTTTCATTACGGCTGGCTTTTTCTTTGAGGCTAGACCCCCACGATTCATGTATCCATAATCCGTTTGCCCTTCATCCTCACTAGCTTGATTAGCATTTCCCTGACCAAAGCCATTACCTGCTTCTGCATCTCTTTGGCGTTGTCCTTCTCCATCACCACCGCTAGTGTTGCCTGACATTGGATCTAAACCATCACCACCACCACTATACATATCTTCTTTTTCAGTTGCGACAGAAACAATATTAGCAGCAGCAACAGCATCTGATGCAGCTTGTACTTCTCTAGCAGCTATAGTACGATCTGCTTTATCTTTCTTATCCTGAGCGTCAGCTAAGTTATTTAAATCTTTTATTTCTGATGGAGTTAAGTCATTACCATATGCGTTCTTACCTGTTTCTCTTGCTATACGTAATTGCTCTGCTGCTATTGCTGATGAATCCTTACCTAGACCTTTATCATAAAAATTATCTTTCCAATAGTCTTGGTTGTATTCTGTTGGTGCAGGAGTATTAGTAGGCTGAGTATCCTCATTACCTTCACGACCTGACCCCTGACTTAAGCCTGACAATGCAAGTTTTTTGATATACTTTTGAGCAGCATCTAATACTGCAGGACTATCTACTCCTGCTTTTTTAACTTGAGCTACAGTCATTAAACCAGGAATACCACCAATCAAAGCACCTGCCATTACTTTCATCATCTTAGGTATATCTATAGGTTCATCTGAGTATGTGCTATCTTGACTTTTATTTAGAGACAATCCTTTCCTACTATTTCTACTATTAGCAGTTTGTACTGCAAGAAGCATACGATCTACAGGTGCCATACCATCTGTAAGAATTTTGTCCATGTAATCAGGATCTTTTAGCCTATCCTGATAGATACTTTTTTCCTGAGTAGTAAGCTGACTATAAAAGTTATTTATAGAATCTTGGTTCATGTTAGAACTAGCCATTGACTCTAACTTATTATATCTATCTCTACCAAACCTATCAGAGGAAGAGGAAGCGGCTGCTTGTCTTTCTCTACCACCACTCTGTACAAAGTCTCTATTTTCTGTTTCAGTAACAGGTTTAGCAGCTTCTATTAACTCTTCTTCAGGAGTTTCTTCTTCCACTTTATCATCTTCATCAACCACCAAAGTATAGCCTTCAGGTGGAGCATACGCAGGTTCACCCTCTATAATAGGAATAAATACTTTATTACCAGCAGCATTCATATACACTGCATTTTTAGTAGTAGGAACAGAGCCAAACTCATTGCCCATTAAACTTGCGTAGGTTGCAACTCCACCTTCAGCAAAGCCCATACCATCATCTTCCATACCATCAATCATGGCATCAATGTCCATAGGCTCTTCTTTCATACTCATTTCAGGAGGCATAGCAGGTGCAGCAGAGCCACCTATCTGTCCTTCTTCTTCCATTGAAGCTAAACCCTTTTTTGCAGAGTCTCGCATCTTCATGAGTTTGTCTAAACCAATGAAACGAACAACATCTGCAGGAACTACAAACTCACCTTCACTTAGCTGTGCAGGAATATCGTCACGTACTTCTTCTTGCAGTGAACCTGTAGGCACTTCGTTGCCTGACATTGGATCTACTGTTGCACCATCGTCTAAGAAACCGCCCTCTGCGTAACCACTACGATACTTAATTTTCATCGTTAACTCTCTCTCGTAAATACTTCAATGATCTTAATTGCTGAATGGCACCTTGTGACTGGAACATCTCCTGTGTATCAGTAGTCTGCTCTAGCTTGCGGTGTTGTTGCTCTATCAATACATCCATGTATTCTGTGAATGTACTGTAAGCATCTTTATTATTGCATAGGAGGTTGAGGGGCTTGAGGTTCATTACCACTAAATCCTTGTTCACCAGGAGTAGGTACTTGACCCATTCCTATATTTCCGTTACCTGCTCCTGTTGGATCAGATGGTTGTGGCGCACCTTGTGCAGGGCCAGCTTGTGCAGCTTGTGCTTCAGCTTGTTGCTTCTGCATTACCATAGCTTGCTCTTGTGCTTCCTCGATGTTGTTAGTAACCTTATCAGGATCTAACTCCATAGACTTTGCAATCTCACGGATGATGTACTGAGACTTCATCCAAGGTGCAAGGTTAGGATTAGCACCTACCTGTAAGAACTGCATCAATCGTTGGCTACGTACTTCATTAGCCATAAGTGATTCTGTTCCACGGGCCTTAACTTCTAGGTCACCACGGATGCTCTTATCAAAGTCAAACTGCATATTGAAGTGAAAGAAGCTCTTACCCATTGGCCCTAGTAAGTAGTCATCAATGTTTTTGATAACAGTCTTGATGCCGCCAGCAGCAGCATTCATTAACATACTGATACCACTAGAGGTACGACCTACCCCTGTAACACCTGTCTGTCCATGAGAGAAAGAAGGCAAGCCTGTAGACTCGTCTGCTAACTGTCGTGCCTTGTCAAACAACTGTAGGTTCTCGCCTGACACGTTAGGATACTTAGTACCAAACAATGCTTGGCCTGGTGCTCCACCTTGCCTACGGAATACTTTGCCTGGGTATAGCTGCATGTCTTGACCAGGAACTAAGTTAGTCTCGTCAACTTCAAAGATCAAGTTACCTGACAGTACAGCGTTATCTACAGCCATACGCATGAAACCATTCATAAGAGTCTGTGTATCATCCATGTTCTCTGCTAGTGCAATACCAAACAGTGAGTATGGGTTATGCTCATATGGCACAGCGTAGTATGGTAGACGTACAGGCTTGAATGGATTAAGCACAGAGCGTATAACACGATCATTACAAATCCAGATGTTAACTTGTAACTCGTCTGCATCTTCTAGCTCTTCTGGTATTTCAATTTCGTATTCTTTTATGGTGTCCATATCCATAACGCCCCAGTACTCTAGTACCTCAAAGCGTTCTACTCCAGAGTCTAGCTGGTAGTCTACTAGATCATCTTCCCAATATTTCTTAACGTAGTTCTCACCATGATCTACTACAGACTCAATAACATCCTTACGGAAGAATGGGCGTTTCTTTAGATCACGTAGTTGGCTACGATTCATCTTGTGTCGTTGTACTGAGAACTGACAGTCTCCAATATGTGCAGCATCAGGATCTGGATAAAAGTCCCACACAGAAACATAAGACACCTTAGGTACAGTCTTGGTAACAGGAACGTAGTTACCTTCCTCGTCCCAATCAGGGTACTCTTTGTCTACTGCCATTGGCCCTTTCATAATACCTGTACCAAACAAAGGCATCTCAAATGCAGCAGAGCGTAGTTGCTTAGTTGCTTCTGACTCGTCTAGCTGGTCATGGATTTTCTTCTCCATTCGTTTGGCTGCAAGCATAGCAGGATTATAGTTAACTGAAGTAGGAGAAGAACCCATACCTTCTTTAACATCCTTGCCTTCTAACTTAGCCTCAAGTGGCCCTAGCTTTAGTGACGCTTCTGTAGCACCTGCTGGTAATTCACTACCATCTCCATCAAAACCATAAGGAGAAGCAGCACCTTCTTGACCTTCTGCTGCTGGATCATAATGTACATCCCCTGCAATACCTTCAGGCAACACAGTAGGATCTACAGATAAAGGAAAGCGACCTGCACTGAATAGTACATCTGTGATCTGACCATAGGCAGCTAGTACCTTAGTCTTAGTAACCTTAATAAATACACGGGACTTCTCAGCTTCAGTGAACTTAACTGCATCACTATACACACCACGATAGTTCTTGTAGTTACGTAGCCACTGATCTTCGTATTGCCTACGAGCAGTCTCTGCTTTTGTGAATCGTTCATTTACTATATCGACTAAGCGACTTACGTACACCTTCTCTTCAGATGCTTCTGATACATCTTCTAGTGCTGCAGTTTCTGTGCTTAGTTCTGGTATTTGTTCTTCTGCCATTTGTTACTCACAAGATGTTAAATTAATAACCCATCACTGGGTCTGCTAAGTACTGACTGTTAGGTCTTGCTGTTGCTGGATCATAATCAAATACACCAAATCTAGGTCTGGACATAATGCCATACCTAAGTGCATCGTATAAGTGATCGTGTGCGTAATGTGTATCTATATCTTCTGCATTCTTTTTATCTAATGGTATGATAGGCAGTTGAGATATAAGATGATTACAAGTATTGAATATAGCCATACGAGGTTCTCCCGTAAATTCATCTACCTGTAAGCGTCTGTGTAATTCGTTCTTGCCAGAGACTCTAGTTCCCTTTGACCTATCTGATGGCCTCCATCGGCATCCCCTGACTACCATACGCTCTGCTATGCTAGGGCCAGTATCACCCCTTTTGTGCCAGCAGGAGGAGTCTAAGACACCATACTGAATACCACCATCTTCACTTTCTGCATCTAGTATCATATCAGCTAAGTCTTCTGCTAATACTTTAGATACATACATCTCTCTGTATACTATTAACTGGTTATCTGGAGCAACAGCGCACCAAACAATTGCGGAGTAACTCCCGTAACCATAGTCTCCAGCACGGAATTTAGTCCAATTATTGGGTATTTCAAAAGGTTCCACAACGTGTATAGACCTATTAAACTCAGGGAAAGCTGAACCTTCTGCAATATCCCAGTCTCCTTCAAGC